CGTAGCGCGGCACCTCCGGCATGCCGGTCTCGATCGACATGCTGGGCAGCGTCCAGGACCCGGACTGGAACTCGTGGCTGTAGGGGGCTTCCGCACCCGTGGTCGTGGGCGCGCCGAACGCCGCCTTCAGCCAGAAGCCGAAGGCCTCGGCGTCGAGCGGCACGACGATGTCGCCGTCGGCAGTCACCGCGTCCTTGATCGGCGCCAGCGGATCGCGCCCGTAGCCGAGAAGCTCCGAGTTCAGCAGCGGCTGCTCGGCCCCCAGCGAGGTGCTGGCGAAGGGCATGCGGGTGAATCCGCTCGCGGGCGGCGTTCCATAGGTCGTCTCGAACGCAAGCGCCATCAGCGCCCGCGCCCCCTGGGCTCGTGCCATGGTGTTCTCCTCGGGTTGTCGGAGTCAGCCGAGCGGATCGGCCGTGGAATAGTGCAGCACCACCGGGATCACGGCCGCCTTCAGGCTCGCCGCGCCCTCGACCGGCAGATCGACGGGCCGTGGCGCTTCGGCCTCGACCCAGTCGCAAAGCCCGCCCAGCGTCCGGTCGGCGGCGAGCGCAGCCCCGATGCTGGCGGTCAGCGTGTCGAAGGCCGCGTCACGGTCGGCACCTTGAACCACTGCCTCGATCTCAGCCCGTTGCTGGTAGTGGTAGCGTAGCGGCGACAGGGTGACATCAGGCTCCCCCGGCTCGCCGTCGCGCAGGATCAGCAGCCCCTCGGCCGGAACGCGCTCGGGCAGCACCTCGCCGCGCAGGGCGGTGGCGGGCAGCGCCGAGAGCCGCGCGTACAGCGCGGCGAGGATGGTTTCGCGAGGGCTGGGCATGGTGGTTGGCTATCGGCGAGGCATGACAAAGACTCGTATGCTCCAAGACGCGCGCCGAACGGTAGTTGTTCTCGGCGAACATGGCTACAGCCACTGCGCACACCTCGCGATTAGGCGTTTCTTGGTCCGTGCTTGGCGGCTATCGTAAACTCACTGCAGACGGTTCAACGGAGCGTTCATGGGATTCCTGGGTGACTTGGTCATTATTGCCGGTGCGCTAGCAGCAATTGGTGTGGCGCTCGACAAAGTCATTCTGCCCCGTCATGACCTTGCCCTAAAACGCGCTCTCTTGAATTTCTGGGTCTATCTGAGTGATGTCCGCCCAAAAGCGCTACCACGCGCGACAGCGGCTACATATTTGCGCTTTGTGCGACGGTATATCGGGCCGGACATCCGGTCTTGGCGCTTCATCCTAACATCTGTTGTCATCAGCGCCGTCATGACAACAGTGTTCTTCTTCGTTGGTAAGGCCATTCGCAATGCGATACTGCGCGCAATCGATCCAGACTTTGGAACTTTCTTTGAGTTATTCCCTGCATACCTAGAGATGTACCAGCTCCATTTGGATAAAGCCTTTGTTTATCCTGTTAATGCGGTCTTCGACATACTCACCGTAATGTTCACCACGCTTCTGGTCACACGCTTTTTCCTTAGCAGAAGCCTGATCCGAGCCTCCCGGTTTGTATTGCTCGACCTCGCTCTTTGCGCGTTGCTGTTCTACGTATGCCTCTTTCTTATCGTAAGCCATGACGTAGCAACATCACCGCAAGGTGGCCTCTTAAAGTTTCATCAACATATCGGACAACACCTCGGCGAGTCTGCGATGTTCGCCCATTGGCTATCATCAGGCATGGCTTATAGCGCAACAGTGTTCTACCCAACACTTATCTACCTTGTAGTCTTCATCATATTTATTATGGCGGCGACTTTCATTCGCTTGCTGAAAGGCATTGGCCTATTTTATGCAGAGTCCGCCGTAGATAATGAGAAATCCGTATTCTTCGTCACCGGCACATTCATCGGGATTATTGCGGCTTTCACGAAAGCTGCCGCGCAATTGCTAGCCTAAACAGGTCTGAACCCGAAGTCGCCGATTAGCAAACGGCTGCAGATTCGGATCGCGGCTATGATCTTCTGATCCGCTCATCCACCCAGTTCGCCACGATCAGCCCCGGCACACTGTCCAACGCTCGATCTGCATCCCGCGCCAGATCCAGCCGCTTCGGCAGTTCCACCTGCGGCACCAGGAAGAAGATCGGTGCGGTGACCTTGCCGCGCCCGGTCTTGGAGCGAGACACCACCGCCTGACCCTTCGTGTTGAGCCGTCCCTCCGCCACCAGCAGGCTCGGCCCCGTGCGACGATAGATGAAGCGCAGGCGCAGCCCGCGTCGCCGTTCCCATTCACCGGGCGTAATCCGGCCGCCGCGCAGGGACTTGCCTGCGGCGGGCAGCGGGATCGCCAGCCAGAACCCCTCCTTCGAGCGGATCAGCGGGCCGGTGTCGTGGGCGCTGATGATGACCGGGGCTTTCGACCAGACGAGGGCCGCGGCGTTCAGGCTCTCGCCAGCCTTCGGGTAGGTCTGGCTCCGGATCGAGTTCGCGAGCCGCCGGCCGAGCCCGGCGCCGGTGATCTGGCCGCGCCAGGCGGTCTTGAGCCCGGTCCCGGCCTCGCGCATGGCGACGGTGACAGCCTTCTCACCGGCCTTCACCTCGGCGGCCATGGCGGCGACAAGATCCGGCGTGATGTCGAGCTTCAGCTTCATCTCGATCAGGCCGGTCGCAGGTCCACGGTCCAGACGAGCCGCTCGCGGTCGCGGGCGGGCTCGCCCTGGATGAGGAAGGCCTCGCCGTCGATCTCGATGCGGTCGCCGGGGCGCGGGTTGGCGACCTCGGCGAGGCGCAGGTCCAGCCGGGTGGTCTCCGACCAGATGCGTGCCTCGCCGAAGCCGGTGACGTCGTCGGGCCGGCGCAGGATCACGCGGACCAGCGCGGGCATGCCGCCCTCGGCGATGTAGACGACGTCGCGCGCGAGATGCGCGTCCGCGAAGAGCGCGTCGAGGGCGGCAGCGAAGGCGGTCATCAGGTCCGCCGCGCCGATCGCAGCACCTGCGGTCGGGTGCAGATCGGCAGCGGGTTGCTCTCGATCTCGAGCCGCACCCACTCGTCGCGATCCCGGTCGGGGATCGTGCGGGCGTAGAGCGGCTGGCCCAGCGTGTTCACCGTCTCGAAGGTGTCGGCGGGGGCGTAGTAGATCTCGAAGAGCCCCTCGATGCCTTCGGGATAAAAGAACGCCTTGTCGGTCGGCACGGTGAAGCCGACGCCGCCCCGGTAGCGGCGGAAGGTGATGCCGCCGAAGCTGACCTCGTCGGCCACGCGGCCGCGCAGATCGGCCGCGGCGGCGGTGTTGAGATAGGTCTCCCGCACCTCCTTGTGGGCGACGAGATCGGCGAAGAAGGCCGAGCCGCATTCGGCGCGCACCTGCACGGCGCCGGCCGAGAGCCCGCCCATCGAGTCCTCCACGCTCTCGATGAGCGCCTGGCAGCGCTTCCGCAGGGCACCCGAGGCCGGGCTCGCGTTGTCGAGGTCGAAGTCGATCTCGGCCGCCGGGGTGATGCCGAATTCGGTGAAGTAGTTCACCACCGTGGCTTGGTCCTTCGGGTCCTTCACCAGCCCCTGGATGCCGTTCAGGAGGTGGTACTCGAAGGTGGTCTCGGCGTCCTGGCGGAGCTTCCTGAGCCGGTAGGCCACCTCGGTCTGCACCTGCTGGGTGGCACTCTCCGAACCGAAGTCGCGGACGGACTGGATCTCGGAGGCCCAGAGCACGTCCTGCTTCTTGAACTGGCGGCAGACGAAGGCGCGCATCTCGCGCCGGTCGGGAACCTGCTGCTCGTAGGCCGAGCCGCGCTCGGAGAACGGAATGAGCGACAGCGTGCCGTCGCGGCTCTCGATCACGACGGTGCGGGAGCGCACGCCGCGCGGGCTGAAGAGGGCCGAGCCCGAGAGCAGCGCCGGCTTGTAGGGGATGTTTTCGAGCGCACGGGTGAGCTCGACGATGGTGAAGGCATCGCCTTCGAAGATGTCCATGGTGGCCATGAGGATGCCTCCTGTCGGGGTTGGGTCAGCGGACGAGGATGCCCGCGGCGAGGAGCGCCGTATGAGCGGCCGCGATCTCGGCCTCGCTGGGCGTGCCGGCGAAGACG